CTGGCCAAGGGACGATGGGTGCCATCAGTTGAAGGTGATGGCCGCACACAGGGGTATCATCTGTCATCGCTCTACAGCCCGGTTGGCTGGTTTTCCTGGGCCGATGCCGCACGATTGTTCGAGGCGGCGCAGAACAACCCGGATCTGATGAAAGGGTTCGTCAACACCGTGTTGGGCGAACCGTATGAAGAAGAATTCGAAGCGCCTGAATGGGAGCGGCTTTATGAACGCCGGGAAACATACCCGATAGGCATTGTTCCGCAAGGCGGTCTGTTTCTTACCGCTGGCGTTGATGTGCAGCGCGACCGGCTCGAATGCGAGGTGGTCGCCTGGGGCCGGAACAAGATTTCATGGTCCGTGGACTATCAGGTGCTGGATGGCGATACCGCACAACCCGAGGTCTGGCAGAAGCTCGATGTGTTGCTGGCGAAAGACTGGCCACACGCTGCGGGAGGCGCCTTGCCCATTCGGGTCATGTGCGTGGATTCCGGTTATGCCACACAGGATGTCTATGGCTGGGTCCGAAAATACCCGCAAGCGGTCCGGGGCGGTGCGGGCGCACGCGCTTCACAGCCGAGAACAGCCGTTGCCATCAAGGGGCGAGACCAGGATACGGCGCTCATTCTCAGTGTGTCCAAGGCCGATACCGGTGGCAAACGAAAAGGCCTGCGTGTCTGGAATGTCTCCGGTCCGGTAGTCAAGGTTGAATTGTATCGCTGGCTGAAACTGCCCCGACCCACTGATGAAGAACTGGCGGCGGGTGAAGACTATCCACCGGGCACCTGCCATTACCCGGAATACGGTGAAGAATATTTCAAACAGCTCACTGCCGAGCGTCGTGTCATCCGCTTGCATAAAGGTTTTCCGAAAGCGACCTGGGAAAAGGATCCTGCCCGTCACAACGAGGCGCTGGATTGCCGGGTCTATGCCCGGGCGGCCGCCAGCATCTACGGGCTGGACCGCTTCAGGGAGATCCACTGGAAACGATTGGAACAAGCATTGGGTGTGAATGTCACGCCGAGTGGCCGGGCGCCACCGGGCCGCACGACATCCAATAATCAACCGTTACACAAAACACGGCCACGGCTGACGCAGCGGTCATCGACGGTGGTTGACGATCCCTATCTGTAGAGAAGAACGCATGACGGACCTTGCCCTTTTGAAACAACGGCTATTTGAAGCGGAAGCGGCATGGCATCGTTTGATGACCGGCGAACTCGAGGTGACAGTCTCGGTTGGCGGGTTTGAAGCGACGACCTATCACCAGGCCGACGTGGACAAGTTATCCACCTATATCGCCGGACTGAAGCATGACATCGCCAGGCGCGAAGGGGGTTCGAGACGCGGGCCGATATTGATGAGGTTTTAGACAACATGTTGGAGGTCGGGCAGGTGCACATTCTCGGGCCGGACGGTCAGCCTGTCGCGCAGGATGCCGCCCATCGAGGCGCCTCACTATCGGCGCGTGAATTGTCCAGCTGGCTGCCCTCACTGGGCTCTGCTGATACCGACCTCTTGGGTGAATTGCCGGCCCTGGTGGCGCGATCCCGGGATCTGGTGCGCAACAATGGTGTTGCATCCGGTGCCATTCAGACCCTGGTGGACAATGTTGTCGGTACCGGCCTGCGTCTGTCGGCGATGCCGGATTACAAGGCACTGGGTCGAGACAAGGCATGGGCTGATGAATGGTCGCGCAAGACCGAAGCGCTCTGGCGCAGCTGGGCGGAGACAACCGATTGTGATGCGGCACAGGGGTTAACCTTTGCCGGTCTGACGGCGCAGGTTTTTCGTTCCGGCCTGATCAATGGTGAAGCGCTGGCCTTGCCACTCTGGATCAAGGCGCGTACAGGACGATTTGCAACGGCGATCCAGCTGGTTGAAACCGACCGCCTGAGCAACCCGACGGGCAAGCCGGATGACAAGACGTTACGTGGTGGTATCGAGGTGGATCGCTACGGCGCACCACGGGCTTACTGGATTTGTAGGCAGCATCCGGGGGACCGGTTTGTTTCTGCGCCTATGGATATGCAGAAATGGCAGCGCATTCCCGTGCGCACCCGTTTTGGCCGTCAGCGTGTCATTCATGTGCATGACAAGGAGCGAACCGGACAGAACCGGGGGAAACCGATTCTTTCCGCGATCATGCCCCTGTTCAGGATGCTTGATCACTATGAGCGGTCCGAACTCCAGGCCTCGGTAGTGAATGCCATGATTGCGGCCTTTGTGAAAACACCGCTGGATGGTGAGGCCATCAGCGAGTTGTTTGGCGGTTCGGCAGAAGACTATATCGAAGCCAGGAATGAATGGCAGGTGAAGCTGCAAGGTGGCGCTGTGATCCCGGTGTTTCCCGGCGACAAGGTGGCCCCTTTTACGCCGAGCCGACCCAATTCGGCCTATGGCACCTTCGTTGAAAACGTGCTTCGTCACATCGGCACCGGTTTGAACCTGCCGTTTGAACTGTTGATGAAGGATTTTTCCAAAAGCTCTATTCATCGGCGCGTGCCGCACTGATGGAAGCCTGGCGTTTCTTCATGGGACGTCGGCAGTGGCTTGCAACCTACTGGGCCAGACCGGTTTATGAACTGTGGCTTGAAGAGGCCATCAACAAGGACCTGATCGAAGCGTCCGGTTTTTATGACCACAAGACGCTCTGGACCCGATGCAAATGGATCGGCCCGGGACGTGGCTGGATCGATCCGGTCAAGGAGGCGCAGGCATCGAAGATCCGGATGGAGATTGGCCTGTCCACGCTGGAAGACGAATGCGCCATCCAGGGGCTCGACTGGGAAGAAGTGCTGGAACAGCGAGCCCGTGAACAAACCAAGATGAATGAGTTGGGGCTGTCGCTTCAATGCGCGGATCCATCCATCACAGACCAGGCAAGTGAAACAGAAAATGAGAATTTGGAACAAAGCCACGGGCGAACCGTGGGCGATCACCGAAGGCGCATTACGGACAATCCTTGACGTTGCCTCACGGGAGAATGAATCGCCGGAGGCCGTCGCTGCCCGTTTGGGACGCGAACTCAATAACAGTTATGTCTCTCAGGAGCGTGATGGTGTTGCCATTATTCCCGTCGTGGGTCCGCTTTTCCGTTACGCCAATCTGTTTACCTCGATCAGTGGTGCATCGAGTTACGAGATCCTGGCAAAGGATTTTACATCCGCACTGGAGAACCCCGATATCAAGGGCATTGTTCTTGATATTGATTCACCGGGCGGCGAAGTCAACGGCTGTGCTGAATTTGCCGACATGATCTATGAGGCACGTGGCACCAAACCGATTGTGGCCTATGCCTCCGGCGATGCGGCATCCGGTGCCTACTGGATAGCCTCGGCCTGCGATCAAATCGTTGTTTCTGAAACCTCGGCGCTCGGCTCAATCGGTGTGGTGGCTGTTTACACGTCACGTGATGAACAAAGCGCACAGGCCGTGGAGATCGTCTCGTCACAAAGTCCAAACAAGCGTCTGGACCCTGAGAGCGATGAGGGACGCTCACGTTTACAGGCACGCATTGACACCATGGCGCAGGTGTTTGTGGAAACCGTAGCCCGTAACCGGGGTGTCGACCCACCGAAAGTGATCAAGGATTTCGGGGCCGGTGACGTGCTGATCGGTAAAAAAGCGGTACATAGCGGACTTGCTGACAAGACCGGCTCCCTTGAAAAAACGATTACCACCATGCCCGATAATCAATCTAACAACAACCCGGCCAACAGGCCGGGTTCTTCTTTTGTCTCTGAGGAAAAACGAATGGACATTGAAACGCTGAACGAAGAACACCCGGAGCTGGCAGCCTGCCTGATCGCCCAGGGCCGATTGCAGGAGCGCCAACGTATCGCCGCAATCCTTGGCGCGGACTGCGCGGCTGGCCGTGACACCCTGGCCAGGCATCTGGCCTTTACGACGGACATGTCACCCGAGGCTTCGCTTGACGCATTGATGGCTGCGCCGGTCATTGCATCCACGCCTGTTGAACAGGCAACCCATGCATCCGGCTTTGACCGTGTCATGGCAGGTGTTGCCAACCCTGATATCGAACCCGCAATCGATGACAGGGAAGAGGATGTCAATGATGTGGCGCAACGCCTTGCGGCCTACCGATGACAGGAGGGATTGAATGATGAGCATGCCTGGAACAGCAGAAGGGTTTACCGATCAGGGCTCGATTGCGCCTGAAAACCTGATTGCGGGTGAATACCCGAGAGTCAGTCGCGTGGTGACGGTGACAGGTGGCGTGCCACTGGCCATCGGCAGTGTGTTGGGCCGCATGGATGCCGATGGGCGCTATCTG